ATCGTCAAGACTGTCGCGCTTCGAACCACCTGTCCTCGACGCGCTGTTGGTGCCCTTATCGTTCGAGAGGGACGGATCCTATCGACTGGTTACAATGGGTCGCCGGCCGGTCTTGCCCACTGCTACGATGTTGGGTGTCTCGTTGGCCCCAATGGAGGCTGTATACGGACTGTTCACGCCGAGATCAACGCCATCGCGTTCGCCGCAAGAGTTGGAATCGCTGTTCATCTCGCGACTCTCTGGACGACGGTGGCCCCATGCCTCGCGTGCGCGAAACTGATAATCAATTCCGGGATCACCGAGGTTATATCAATCGAGGAATACCGGGATTCCGCTGGCCGTGATCTCCTTGAGGAAGCCCGAGTGAAGTGCTACTGGCACTGGCCTTATGCCACGTAATCCTAACTGCGAATTGTGCCCGCTGCACCGTTCCTCGAAGAACGTATGCGTCTGGGGCCATGGGAGTGGAGATGCCTTCATTGTCGGTGAGGCTCCAGGCGAAGCGGAAGCGCGCACCGGCCGGCCGTTCATGGGGAAGTCAGGCCGGATCCTCCGTGGTCATCTCGACCAACTCGGCCTCTCAGATGCGTACATTACTAATGTGACGAAGTGCCGACCGCCGCGCAATCGAAAACCTGAGCCTTTCGAACTTAAGGCGTGTCGTCCATATATTGAAGAGGAGATCGTCACGCGCAATCCGAAGGCAATTCTTCTACTCGGGGCGACGGCGCTTAAGGCGTTCGTGGGCAAAGTCGGCATCACGGAGATGAACGGCCAAGTCATTCAGAAGAATGGTCGGACGTTCGTAGCCGCGTTCCACCCGGCTTACATCCTCCGGGATCCGTCCAAAGAGAAAGCGATGGCCATGGCGTTCGGCCGGTATGCGGCCGTGCTCCGTGGCCAGTACTCCGAGGAACTCCCACCGTTCAAGGTAATTGACGCCAATACGATTCACGAGTTCATGCGCCAATGGACTCGGGCTCAGGTCGCGTCATTCGACACCGAAACGACTGGTCTCGACTGGTGGAAGGACGACATCAACACGATCCAGTTTTCGATAGCGTCTGGTAATTGGATTCTGCCATTGGCTTACAATGCCATTCTGGACGACCGGGGACGACGTGATCTGTTGAAGTGGATCCAGGACAATCAGCCGAAGATCATGTACGCCCAGAACGGGAAATTCGATAACCTGATGCTGATGAAACGGTATGACATCAGGTTTCGGATTCACACTGACACCATGCTCGTCTCTCATATGTGGGACGAGAACGCGGCGCATGGATTGAAGAATTTGGCCCGGACGCATTGCGGAGCACCGGATTACGATCTAACCATCCGGCAAAAGACCAATCCCGACAACTGGGAGAAGTTCTTCGCATATGGTGGGGCCGATGCCCATTACACCCGTCTGCTGGCCCCGATCCTCGAGAAGAAATTGGATCCCGAGGAGTCGTGGCTGTTCCGAAAGGTCATCATGCCCGCGGCCCGGGCGTTCGAAGACATCGAAGCAAACGGAAACTGGATCCACCTTGACAAGATGGAAGAAGTGGAAGAGGAGACTGAATTCAAACTGCAAAAAATTATTTACAAGTTGAATCAGTCAGCCAAACGAGATATAAACTGGAACGCTCCGGAGCAGGTGGCCGACGTCTTGTTCAACCAGATGAAACTCGAGGTGTTCGAGAATACTCCCAAGGGGAAACCCAGCACCAGCGAACTGGCCCTGTCATACCACTCCCGAGTTCCCATCGTCAAGCAGATCGAGGAGTATCGGAGACTCCAGAAATTCTTGAGTACGTACATCGTGGGTTGGCGCGAATACATGGACGGTCCCATGCTGTACCTCGGGTACAAGCTTCACGGGACGGTCACGGGGCGGTTTTCGAGCCGTATCCATCAAGTGCCACGGGACGGCACCATCCGCAACTTGATCGATGCCCCGGCCCCCGAGTGGACGTTCTTCCAACTGGACCTGGCTCAAGCCGAGTTGAAAGTCATCGCCATGACCGCCCGGGAACCAGAGATGCTCCGGTGTTTCCAGGAGGGCATCGACATCCACTGGCGCACTCTCATGGCCGTGATCGAGACCGGGTCAGGAGAATACATTGACCTGGCCCTCAAGACCTCAGGGAAAAAACGGGTGGAGGATGCGGTCAAGACTCTAATTGGAATGGGACCGGAGCGATCAGTCCAATTTGACAAGGAATGGAAAGAGGCCAGGAAGAAAGCAAAAGGTCTGAATTTTGGTTTGCCTTATGGACAGGGAACTGATGGGACCATTGACTTCGTCAAGACGAAGTACGGATGGGAACCGACTCGAGGAGAGATGGATGCGTTCAGGGACACGTTCTTTGCGCTCTATGCTGGCCTACCAGCGTGGCATGAGCGCCAGAAGAAGTTGGTACGCCAAGACGGTTTCGTTCGCAACATGGCAGGACGCAAGCGGAATCTCCCGGGGATCTTCGCCTCCGACCGTCAGATCGTGGCCGAGGCCGAGCGGCAAGCCATCAACGCCCCCATTCAAGGTTTCATCGGGGACTACAAGACGATGATTCTGGTAGAGCTCCATGCTTCAATTCCGCATAATCGCATGAGGATCACCGGGGAAGTCCATGATTCCATTCTCGGATGGGTCCGTACCAGTCGGCTGAACGAAACGCTAAGAGAAGTCAAACAGATCGCGGACAATCCCTGGCTGGCCAAAGAATGCGGTCTGAAACTCCCAATCCCGCTCACCGTAGACATCGAGGTCGGCGCCTGGGGTGCCGGTCGGAGGTGGAAACCATGACATTTGAAGTCAGCCAGTCCCGAGTCCGTTCGTGGAGGCGGTGCCGTCGCCAGTACGGTTACGATTTCGTCCAGAAGATCCAACCGAGACGACCACGGATCCAATTGATCCGGGGAACGATCATCGGTGAGTGCCTGGACGAACTTACACGAACCAAACCCAACATCGAGTCCGTTCTGAAGCCGTATGCCGTCAAGTACAAAAATCTCTTCACGGAGGAACGTGAGGTGTACGGCACGTTGCTCGATGATGTCCGGAGCATCGTCGGCCGGTACAAGAAGCTCTGGGCCAATGACGGGCTTAATTATCGGAAATATGGAGCCGAAGTCGAATTGAAATTCGAGCTCACCAAAGGAATCACGTTCTCCGCTCACCTCGACAAGTTCCCTCAGGACAAAGAGTGGCGGTGGTGGGTCCAGGACCACAAGACGCACCGCAAGATTCCCACCGAGGAGGACCGGTTTTCGGACATCCAGCTGACCCTGTATCACTGGGCGGCACCGCAGGCCGGACTTCCGCAGCCTATCGGAGTCATGTGGGATTACATCCGGACCAAGATGCCGGTGGTTCCCGAGGTCTTGGTGAAAGGTGGATTGACCCGCCGCAAGGACATCGACACCGATTACGAGACGTACATGGGATCGATCAAAGAGAACGGTCTCGATCCCAGTGACTACAATGAAATCCTGGCCCGGCTCAAATCCGAGGGGCACAGCCAGTTCTTCCAGCGGGTGTGGCTGCCGAAGCCAAACGGTAAGATGGTCGCCACGCTAGTAGAAGAACTCATCTTCACTGCGCTGGACATGAAGGCTCACCACGGCGATGTCCAGCCACGGACCATGACCACCTTCTGCAAGTCGTGCAAGTTCTTCACTCTATGTCAGGCGGAGCTCCGAGGCCTGGATGCAGAGTTCATTCGCAAATCGGAGTATGAACCGAAACCGGAGGACGATGATGCTGAAGAAGAAGAGTAGCACGCCAATCCCGATCCATCCCGTTGGTCAGCTACCGCAAGTCATGTCGGTGCTGGCCTATGGACGGTCAGGGACTGGCAAGACGACGTTCGCGAGCACGTTCCCTAAGCCCATTCTCTTGCTGGACGTGCGAGAGAAAGGAACCGACTCGGTCTCGAACGTTCCCAATCTCGATGTAGGGGAGATCAACGATTGGGAATCGTTCGAGGCCATGTACTGGTATCTCGCTCAGGAAAAGCACAAATACAAGACCGTCGTGGTGGACCAGATCACGCAGCTTCAGGATCTAGCCATCGTCAAGGCGATGAAGGACGACGGGAAGGACCCGAAGGAATCGATCTCGAAACGGAACTGGGGCCAAGCGGCCGGACTCATGAAAACTTGGCTGCTCAACTACCGTGATCTGCTCGACAACGGAATCCATATCGTCTTTCTGGCCCATGACCGGATGACGAGTGGAGAAGACGATTCGGGGGAAGACCAGATCGATCCCAGCGTCGGAGCACGGGTCATGCCCAGCGTCGCTTCATTCGTCAACGGCATGGTAAAGATCATCGGCAATACCTTCATTCGTGAGACATACTCGATCGAGAACAAGCGCAAGATCAAGGCGGTCGAGTACGCCATGCGAATCGGGGCACACGCTTACTTCACTGCCAAGGCTCGGAGTCCGGTCGGTTCAGCCGTGCCGGATGCCATCGTGAACCCCAGCTTCGACCATCTGGTCTCGGTCATGGCGGGAACATACAGTGAGACCAAACCAACCAAGAGGATCATCAGACATGGCAAAGAAACGAGGCAATAGCGTCACCGTCGATTTCACCCTGGTAGAAGGCGGTGGTGGTTCGGTCCTGTTCCCCGAGGGGCCCCAGTTGTTCGAAGTGGACGAAGTGACCGAGGAAGAAGGCGCGGATTCCGGCCAGCCGTACTTGGCATTCGTCCTCAAGGCGGCAGACGGGAAGTTCGAGGGGAAGAAAGCCTACGACAACTTCTCGCTCCAGCCGCAGGCCTTGTGGAAGCTCCGGGGACTCATGGAGGCCGCTGGACTCGAGGTCGTGGACGGCGAGATGGAGATCGACATCGACTCGTTCAAAGGCGTCGTCGTCATAGCCGATGTGATCCACGAGGATTACAAGGGCAAGCCGAAGACCCGCATCAACGGGTATTCGGCGGCGGAGGACACAGACACCGAGTCCGCTGAGGTCACCAAGAAGAAGATTCTGAGGAAACCGTCCAATTCCGAAGATACGGACGACGAACCCGCATTCAAGGTGAAGTCGAGGGTGTCGTTCAAGGACGGCAAGACCAAGATGGAGGGAGTCGTGACCGCCATCGACGGCGAGACGTACACCGTCCGTGTCGGTCGGGACGAGTACGAGATGGGGGCCGACGACCTCACGGCCGTTTGACGGGTTTCCGGGGTCGTCTGAAAACGGCCCCGGACCCCCCCAGCTGTCGAAATTTCGACAGAAGCTGAAAAATGTCAACCTGACGGGCCGGAATTCGGGTATGATGTTTGCTCGGGCGGGTGGTCCGTCCGAATTGTACCTAACCCCAACGTAAGGAAAACGATCATGACCGTTCCCGAACAAGTTAGAGATCTGTTGCACCAGTTTGACAGCGGGCTCATCACCGAGCACGAGTTCAAGATGAAACTGGCCATTATTCTTGAAGAGGACATGGCGTGACGGTATAGCCTGGGGGCCATGCGCCCCCAGGGTGGGTCGTCCACCTAACCCTCGTAAGGAGATTTACCATGGCAACGAAACAAGCCCCTGCTCTCCCCGGCCAATCCATCGGCACAAACGTTTCGGCCGAGGTGTCCGGTTCCGTCCTGGTCCTGCGGATCGACCTGGCGCAACGCCAGGGGAAGTCCAAGTCCGGGAAGTCCGTCATCATCGCCACCACAGCCGGCAACTACAAGCTGGCTGGCCCGAAGGGCGATGTCGTCGTCGGTCTCAACGTCTACGAGAAGGAATAGTCTCTCCCGCCTGGCGAAGGGGCCCACATGGGCCCTTTTCCATTTTCCCGTAAGGAGAAGTCAATGAACAAGGCTGAATGGCACGTTATGGTGCAGATCGCCGGTCAGGAATTCCGGGGCACCGACACGAATTCTTACCCGTCACGCGTCAAGGCTCGGTATGTTGCACACGAGCTCCAACGCCTCATTCGAGTTCGCAAGGCTCGAAACAAGAACTCCTCGAGAATCACCCACGTACTCGTATATCAAGGTGGCGGCAAAGTCGCTGACACCATTCTGGTTGTGTAAGGAGAAGACCATGGCTGTCAAGAAATTGACCAAGAAGGCGAAACGCGAAGCCCGCGTGGCTGTCGAAATTGAGGCAGGTGAGAAGGCGTTGAGGAAGGCGATGGGCGTCAAAGAGGGTGCATCCCCAGCCAAGGCTCGCATGAACCTGGGATTGCCTCCAGAATCCCCAAAAGGCCAAAGGATCATCAAGATCCCCTCTGCCACCGGATCATCCGGAGAAGACGATTCCCGCCGATTCGAGCCCAAGGTGTACCGAGTCGGGGACCGAGTGTGGTACAAGGGAGAGACGTGGTACGTCAAGGCCGACCGGGGGGGGAATTTCGTTTCGATCCGCGATTGGCCCCGCACCGGCGCTGAGGATGGAGGAGACGTCCCGAAGGCCACGGTCCAATCGGTGCCACGGGTCACGTTGCGGAAGAACGACGTGATCCCCGCCGGGAACGGCCTGCCCATGTCCGACGACGAGAAGTCGTTCAAGAAGCGGTTCGATGAGCCGAGAAAGAAACGGCGGGAGGATGCCGTCCTGTTCACGGACAAGGAATTGACCACTAAGCCGGAGAAGGGCAAGAAGCATACCCGGGAGCCGCATGACCCCAACCTGATCCCGCTCAAGAAGATCTGCGGGGATGTCAACGTGGACCCCAAACTCGCCCGACGGCTGCTCCGAGCCGAGAAGTCGATCCCCCGTCCTGAGGGCCGATGGGAGTTCTCCAAGGCCGACGTGGACCGGATCAAGAAGGTAATCACGCAACCGATCAAGTAGTCCTACCACTGTAAGGAGTATTGTCATGAAGGATCCAATCGAAGTCGCTGCCACTACACCCGGTATGGCCTTCACCCTAGACTCGGCAATGGCATATGTGTGCCGACGGGGGATCAGTCCCCCGCGTTCTAGGGAAGTCGCCCGCCAAGTCCTAGCCTGTTATCAGGCTGGAGTCGCCCCGACGTTCGCCGCTACTTACAATCAATGGATCCAAACGAATACTTTGAGTAGAGGAGAACCCCGTGTCCTTCATTGAAAACGTCTGTGTTTTGTTCATCTGGGCCGCGGGGGCCATGGGGTTCTTCTTTGGGCTCTGGTGGGCCGCGATGTTTCGGGAGAAGTGATGACTGAGCTAAGACCATACCAGCTCGAAGCCGTCGATGCCGCCATGCGGCACGATGGTTTTTTGCTGGCCCTCGAGCAGCGGACGGGGAAAACGAAGATCGCGTTGGAAATTGTGGAGCGTCGCCGTCCGGACCGGATCCTGATTCTGTGTCCCAAGATTGCCATCGACGAAATTTGGTTGAAGGAAATAAATGAATGGCCTGGCCGCCTTTTCACAAAACAGCCATTTCCACAAGTTCACGTCATGACCTTCGAAGGAGCCGCGGGACAACGGAAGAAACTCCGACGTTGGCTCGAAGGAGGTGATCGGTCCATGGTGATCGGTGACGAGATTCAGAAGGCCAAGAAAGGGGGCCGGGGATCCAAGCGCGGCCGGTCCGCTGCGTCGTTCGCCCGCGTGGCTCGGTGGACACTGGGGCTCTCTGGTACACCCTTTGACAAGCCGCATGACTTATGGGGAGTCTTCGAATTCGTGGACCCGACTCTATTCGGGACATGGGGCGAGTTCCGTGACCGATACTGCCGCTTGGGTGGGTTCATGGGCCGGAAGATCATCGGGTACAAGAACGAGGAAGAACTCCGCCGTCTCGTGGACTCCCGCATGCACCGGGTACTCTTGGACGACGTAGCAGCGGTAAAGACTGTGGTCAATGCCGGGATCCGAGTCCGGTTCCAGTTGCACGCTTCTCTGCCGCATTACCGCCGTCTCGAGACCGAGTTCATGACCACGGTGAACGGTCGTCAAGTGTTCGCTCCCCAAGCCATCACGCTGGCCATGAAGCTTCACCAATGCACCGGTGGGGCGCTGATTGACTCGGAGAAGAAGGTCCAATGGTTCGGGAGCGAGAAGATTGGGGCGTTGCGTCGGTTGATAAATCGACTCCACCCCCTCCGACGGATCGTGATCTTCGCCCGATTCATTCACGAGGTGGAGACGATTTCCACCTTGCTCCGGTCAGGCCAGTTCACAGTCACCACGATTTACGGCAAGCAGAAGTTCATCGGGTTCAAGACTGAGGTGGCCGTGGTCCAGATCCAATCGGGGGTCGCCATCGACTTGGCTGACTGTCCCATGGCCATCTTCTATTCGTGGGATTACAGCTACATCAACCACGAGCAAGCCAAATTCCGCATCCGGTCATATAACCGGTCCCCCGAGGTTTCGTATTACTACATGGTAGCATGGGGAACCATCGACGAGGACCTTTACGAGGTGGTCCAGCACAAGCAGTCATTCTCGGCATTCCTGCTCGACAAGTACCGCCGGAGAGAAAAATCATGACCGTGAGAAAAAAAGTGTTGACCGGAATAGCTGGGCGTGCGAAATTGCCCACGCCTCCCGAGCTGGAGCACGTCCTCCGGACGATCCGGAGATTCAACCCTGAAGGAGAAGTCGATATGCCCGAAGTCGCAACCGAAGTCCTCGAAAAGAAAGCCACGAAGAAACCGACCAAGAAGGCCGTGAAAAAAGTCGTCAAGAAAGCGGCCGCGCCGGCGGAGAACATGGTCACGCTGGCCGACCTCGCGAAGGCCGCGAAAGTCGAGCCCATGACCGCTCGCCGGTATCTGCGGAATTCCAAGATCAAGATGACCGGTGCCCGGTGGGCCTGGCCGAAAGGTTCCGGGGCCATTGGCGAGGTCAAGAAACTGTTGACCAGCATCGGCGCCGACTGATCGTTGCCACCACGAGCCGTCCGTGTACCTTACGCCGATCCCCTCCCCCGTCGGTTCAGGCGGCAAGGGGGAGGACCATTCCGAAGGATTCTGCCGGCCGCTCCGGGTTATGAGACCGGGGTCCGTTCACGGTCGGGGGCTGCACACCCCCGAACGGCCGGCGGGATCCCCCGATATGGGGGTTCCCCCACGTCACGCCACGGACCCCGGGTGGGGCGATCCGGTCCCGGTCATGTATCCCACCCCATGGACCGGAACGGCCCCGCTGGGGACCGCATACGGTCCCATGGGGGGATGGGGGGACTGTCGGAATCCCGACATGATGCACCGCAACAAATGTCGGGATTCCGACACCCGCCCCGGACCGCACCACACGACCCGAGACGGGTGATCGATTGACCGGTGGGGGTACCCGGGGGCCATCCCCACGACGCGATTTACCGGCCCTCTCGTGCAACCTGGGGGGATTCCCGATGATCGTTATCCCATTCACCGAACGTCACCCCGACGACGACGAGCCATACAACGATGCGCCCGAACATCCGCTCGAACGTGAGGAAGAAGACTATGAAGCCAAACCTTAAGGTAGTTCCTGAAGTTGTCCCACCTCAACGTCGGCTGTGGATCGGGCCGACTTTAGGGGAGAAGATGCATCATCGAGCAATGGAACTCTTTCCTGAATCGAACCCCGCTGGTCACTTGTATTTGGCTGATCGGTGGATCGAAGCTGTCGAGTACTTGAGGTCCCGTCGCCTCTGGAGACTCGACCGGTATCGTAAGACCAAACCTGGAGTCAAACCATGAACCTCAAGTCCGTACGTGCTGCGTTGTATTTCACCCTCGGTCTGGTACTGGCAGCGGCGCTGCTCGCGCCATACGCCCAGGCAACCGTAGTTCACCCGGTCCATTCAGCGATTGTAATGTCGGAGGCACCAGCCACAGCTTCAACGTCGGCTGCGGCATCATCCAGCGGCGGGATGTCGCTGGCGACCTGGATCGCCGTCTTCGGACTCGTGGCGTATTTCACCGCTGCCATCATCACGCACATGGAATGCGTGAAGGAGAAGCGAGGGTGTTACGAGCACAAGCCCTGAAGATTTCTCGACAGCCGGTGTCTCCCCTTCACCGGCTGGAATGAGGAACGGCCCCGCGAGGGGCCGTTTTTTTGTCCTACTTCTTAGGTTTGGGTTCGTCCTTCTTCCCATCATCCGCCAGAATCCAGACACACTTCTCGGACGTACCGCTGGAGTCCCACGACTCGGAGCACGTCCCGCCCGGACCGTTCTTCCAATGCCACGTAGTCGGCTTTGGGGACGTATCCTTCAGGCGGTCCAGCAGGTACAGGTTGTCGGGCGATTCCATCAGGAACGGATTCGGGGCAGGCCGTTTCGCGGATGGTACTGCCGTCGGGACGAACGAGCGCTCTGGCTGCATCGCGCACCCGGACAGCAAGACGGTTCCGCAGATCAGTGATAGTGCCAGTGTTCTCAGCATTGGATTCATTCCAGTTTTTCTCCTTTCGGTCGTTGTCCTCTTTCTCACGTCGGGCCACGTCCTCTTGACTGATCCGGTAGGCATCGTATTGCCCTTGGATCGATGCCCGGCCACGTTCGGCTTCGTTCGCCCGAGTCCGTTCGCAGCTGACCAGTCCACCAGCGGCAGCCAGAGCCAAGGCCATGATCACGATGAGATAAATCACGTCAGCCCATCCACCAGCCCAACACCACCAGGCCAACGATCACGGCCGCGACGATCACGGCAGTCCACGGACTGGCCCGGATCCGTCCCAGCCATTCATCGACGAACCCTTCGGTCTGGTCGTACTTCTGCCGGTTGTTACCCATGATATTTCTCCTCCTTCGAGGCCATCGTGGGAGGCCCAGTCCCAGCCCCTCCATTAGGGGCGAACATCTTAGCTAACAACGGAACGATCCAGACGCCACAGAACGTAAGAAAATCATTCCATACCAGCGTCTGAGCCAAGAACCAGCCGGTCATTATCACGCATGACAGCCCAAAGGTTATCATGATAATGACTGACCATTTCGAAGCCTTCCCGTTCTCCATCAGCAGATCGATGAGATAAAATGCTTTGGCCCCTTTCCCGTCACTGCGATTGTACCAGATGACGGTAATGAGCACGCCGCTGTAGAACAGCGTGACCAAGGTAAGACGAAGGATGAACGTCGGGGTAAAGATTTCCACGTCAGCCCCCAGTAGCGATATGGGCGTCGAGCGCCGCGCGCCAGTCCTCGCCCAAGAAAAGGGCTCGTTCCGCCACCCGGCGGCGCAGCAGGCCTCTCATTCTTCGGCCAGCGGCTTTGTCCCATTTCAGGAACTCCGCTCCGACTTGCAACTTCGGGTAAGACAGATTCAACCGTTTCAGCAACGTCGAATCTCCCAGGCCCTCGGCTACGTTGTCAGCGTCGATGTCGGGACCGACGTTGTAAGCGAACGACACCAGGGCGTCGAACTCGTGCTGGTCGATCGGGACTTTGACCAGCTGGTTGACGTACCCTTCGAATTCTTCGAGATTGCTGGTGAATGCCGCGTCGCACTGCTCCTGCGTCCACGCGAGCCCCGGGACGACTTCCGGTCCGGTATGGCCCCATCCGATTGTCCACGGATCGCCTCCGCTGCCCGGGTCGGGGTACGCTTCGAGCTCACACGTCTCGAAATGCTTGATGATGGCGATGCCCTCGTTGCCGATCTTCACGGATTTCTCCTAAGTGTCGATGACAGGGCTACTCCATAAGAATCGTGGTCGCCGTCTACGAGTTCAGCGGGTCCGTGCTGCGTTGGCAGCCAAGTGTTGTATTCAGGATGATCGAGACCAAACAGCTTCCAGCCGATGTACCACCGGCGTTTCTTCCCGACGTATGAGAGGAAGGGCCACGCCTGAGGGGCGCTCATGCGGAATACGAACCACAAGTTCTCTAAGGTCGCGCCAAACCATGGGTTGATGCGGAACCAATACCACGGCTTAAGAATCGGGCGCAGCCATGGACCCCGGCTCCACTGGAAGTACCAGCCAGAGACTTGCGGAAAGGGGACGTTAGTCACGGCTTCGTGATCCGGTCGAGCAATTCGGGGTCAGCTTCAAGCTTGTCGAGGAGTCTGTCGAGACACCCTTGGCGACTGGCTCTCGAGACCTCGGCACGTTTGCGCTGCACGTACTCGTTACGTTCGACGATCTTGGCGACGTGCCGCTCCCTGTACTCGTCGAGCGTTA